TGTAACCTTTAAAGGAACAGCATTACCCCCACTATCACTAAGGGTTAGACCATTAGTGCCCGTATCTCTGGCTAATTTAGTATAAGTATCTATTAAGAGATAGCCACCGGTAGTTGTTCTTATATTACCTACTACATCTAATTTTTCTCCCGGTGCAGCTGTGCCTATGCCTACATAACCAGTATTCTTAATGGTCATCTTTTCAGAGGAAGTACCTGAAGTAAAGAAATGTATAGAGTCGTCAGTGCCGTTTAAAAATTTAATCTCAGCACCACTATTACCAACTCTAAGGGTTCTATTAGCTGAATGTAATTGCCCCACGTAACTAGTATAACGTAGTACAACGTTACCTGCTCCTAAGTTTAAAGTAGCATCTGCATTAGTAGGAACTATATTAAAGGTATTGGTACCGTTATATGTTAAGGTGGAAGTGCCAGTTACATTTGTGGCAGAGGTCCAATAAGATACGTATGTATCTGCTCCTCCTCCTGTCACTGTTCCTGTTATACCCACAGGCGCGTAGCGCGCGTCTATATAACCAGCTGTAGTTAGTTCATCATCACCCGCAGACACCGCATCCGCAGCTAGCAGTATGTCGTCAACGCCATTACCTCCCATAGTAAACACTTGAGAAGCGTCCATCGTTAGGCCGCCCGATGCGGTTATTAATCCAGTTACACCCAGAGCACCCGCAGAAGTAAGACGCATATACTCAGTGATGGTACCGTTCAATGCTGTCTGGAAAGCCATATAAGAATCTTGAGAAGCTGCAGTGCTCGTCCAATCAGTTTCTGTCCCTACTGTTATTCGTCCAGCGTCCGCAATAGCGGGACTAGAAGCGTCATAATACCATTGATTAAATAGAATGGAACTACGGGTGTTGTCCATATCACTTGCGTTGCCTGCGTTGGTTAAAACAAGAACATCCACATTAGCTTTAGCAGTTCCTGTCTCTAATCCAATATTTGTAGTAACATTACTGACTCCTTCCATTTCTACGGTAAGTAGTCCTGTTGCTACGGTCCATGTAGCTCCTGTAGCATAATAATTAGCATCTGTAGCAGTAGCCCATGATAAAATTGCATCAGTGTTCCCACCATCAGTTACAAGAACTTGGCCCGCACTACCCGTATCAACAGGCCATGTTATAGCATAACTTTCCGTTGTATCATTAGAAGTCTTTTGAGTAACACTATAGTCTGAGGTATTACTATCTAAAATTAGATTACCGCTTGTGGTTAAAGCACCACTAACTCCCAAAGTGTCCTGAAAATCTACGGTGCCGCTGGCAGTTAGAGCGGGGAATGACGATGGGTTGTTATAGGAACCGTCAATCTTCACGAAGGATTCACAATGTAGTTGTGTGGCAGTATAATTCTTTGTTCCGCTGATAATAATATCATCAGTAGCGTTCGTTCGTAAACGACCCGACGCTATACCAGATATTACATCGCTTGTAGAAGTTCCGGAATAGACGCCAAAATAATATTGATACGAAGGATTTACACCACCTCCAGCCGCAGGAGGGCCTGCTCCTGACAAGTCCACCGTAAAGTCAGGACTGTCACTCATGCTCATAGTTAGAGTTTGAGTCCCTGATGCAAACGATGCTCCCGTTGCGTAAGAGCGCCAAGGTATTGGGATGACTGAAGCTACTTCTTGAGCCAACTTGACTTTGTCTTTATTTACCATTAAACTATACCTTCATACATTTTGACCTTCTTACGACTAGAAAGAAAAGTGGGAGCGATTAGGGGCTCGCTCCCTGAGCCCTTGCTAATTCAACGAATATCTCTATGCGTTGATAATAACTACACCGGACATTGGGCTTGTCACCTTCAGTCCGTATCTCATCGACATGTAAGAGCCAACGATTCCGAAACCCGGATTCGCCTCCTCTACAGTCAATGGTCGCCTTTCAACATATGACATAGGCTTAACACTGCTATCCCACATGAAAATCCTGTCAGGAGGACACCATGCGTTCGTAGTGATAGTTAGCCCATAAATGCTTCCAACAACTGCCGTGCCAAGCGTCTTACCAAACGGAGCAGTCTCTTCTACGACATATGGTAATGGCTGTGCGCCAGATAGACCACCTATTGCTGTAGTAAAGTCAGCCAAGTTCAGAAGTGACTTGTAGTGAGCTGGTGAAATCATTAGTGAGTTGGCATTGAAGCCGTGTCCACCAATTAATTCCATGGAGTCGGTTAAATCAGCCAATGCGATTTCTCCATCCCCAGCCGCGCCAGCCGCCTGCATGTAGTGGCTTGTCTGAAGCGTGCCGGACGCAGTAAGACCATACGAATAGTTACGACCTACGTTGATTTCAGAACCACTTCCTAGGAAACCACCGTTAGGATTGTTAGTAAAGTTCTCAATCGCTGTTTCAGCTGTTCCATACGAAATGTCTGCATCAGAAATGCCGGTTCCCAGAGTTGAATCTCCGATACCCAGCAAAGCATAAACAACGTGCTTCGTCATGTGACGGTCTACCGCCCTGCGTGCTTCATTCAAAGCCATCTCGACTTCGTTGAAACGTGAATCTTCAATCATCCGACGGGTTACACCCACAGCCAGACCCCACTCAGCCACTGAGACTCGCTCAGAGCGTAGATTGGTGTGCTGGTATTTAGGAGTGTTTCCTTCGTTGATTTCTTCCATACCCATGGAAGGCTTTGCGAATGTGATATCAATATCACCGCCAGTCTCTGTGGTCATAGGTTCACAAAACATACTCAGGGCTGCAAGGTCTGTAACCTTGTAGTCCAGAATAGCGTCTTTGTAGTCTATGAGTACACGTTCCCCAGTTCCACCGGTTACATTATATGCACCTGTGTTAAGGGAGGTCAAAAGACCGGGTGCCAGATTATCAGTTAGTGCTACCATATAAATCACCTACTTAAACAGTAATACACCTTCTTAGGCCAGTACCGCCTGCATCTTCTATAGACACAGCTTGACATAGTGGACTGCCTGCACCATTATCTGCTGTTAACATCTGACCATCAGTTGTTCCCATCATTAGTGCTACGCCTTCTTCTACGTCTGCTGCGTTTATGTTCAATACTACGCCTTTGCCTGTGATAACGCTAGCAATGTTGCCTGAACTAATGGTTGTTAGAGCGAACCCTATACCCGCGAAATCATATCCCGTGTCTCCCGAATTAGCGTTTTGGACGTTTCCGTCAGCATTTAATGATAATAAATTACCTGCTGTTACGTCTTCTGCCGCTGTGAAAGGAAGGATACGTGCCGGAGCACCACCATCATTCAGTAAAATTTCTGTTGCCATTTTTAGCTACCTCTCAGTACTTCTGGGTCGACTTTAATTCGCCCAGTTTTTTCATCCATCTTGACTGCAAATTTTCTCTCGGATTCCGCTGGAACAGCTTCTCCCTCGTTGGATTTACCCTTTCCGAAGGTACGTTCTGTGTCCTCAGGTACCGGAAGTGCAGCAAGAGCTTCGCTGAAACCAGTCAGCCTTGGTTCATCCCAAGCTGAGAGCTCTGCAGTGCGCGTTTCTTTATTATCCTCGACCAAGGTTCCGAAAATCAGTTCCTTGGATAGAATAGCCTCTACGACCTTAACCTTTCGAGCTTCGGCTTCCGCAACAGCCCTCTCTTCCTCAGCAGCCTTGAAGCCCTCAATAAGCTTGAGTGCCTCTTCGTACTGATTAGTGAGTTCTGTTTTAGATGCTGTCATCTCGTCCAACTTTGTGCGTAAGGAGGCGAATTCGCGCTCCACAATGTTCTCCGCTTCAGATGAGCTTTTTACAGGAGTTTCTTCAGTCATACTTATGTCCTCTTGTTTTCCGTCTGAACATTCACATGCGCCGTCTTTCCCACCACAACCGCAGTCATGGTGTTCATCCTTCACATGTAAATCACACTTCGTTCCAATTGTACATTCCTCACAGACGGGGTCCATTGAGTTATTATCAATGAAACTAACCTCTGTAGGACGAATGTTCGTTGCGAACGTATCGCCCATCACATCAACATCATTGGAAAACCAATCAATACTGACATGGGTTATGTCTCCTTCTTTTACTCTGTTCATTACTTCTTGTCCACATTCAGTTTTATTATTAACCGTAGCTAACATCCTAATTGCGGACTTCCCATTCTCCATCTCAAACACTTCAGGATTAGCAGCCATGCCAATTAAATCTTCCGGTGTTCTCTGATGGTTGAGATATATAGGAAGCTCGTTAAAAGCTTCTATATTCTTCTTTAATATCTCAGGTTCTATATAAACCTTTTGTTGTATATCATCCTCTTCATACTCATGAAGCCCAGAAGTTATAGCTATAACTGGAAAAGTAGCACTTTCATAGTCCCCTTCCTCTGTAAATGATATATTATCGTCCTCTCCTAATGATAAGGCAAATGTGCGTCTCTTTTCGTTTTCGTCTAGGGTTCTACCAAACGCCCTTTCTACGCCATGTCCATCAGCCCACATGATACACATGTTAGCAGCCGTCTCTTTGTGATTTTCAAAACCACGCTTTTTTAATGTAGAACTTACCGATGCTACACACTTGTCATAACTCATGCTCTTTTCCCCTTTACGTTTGCTGAAGGTTTATTTCCTCTATTCGGGGCTCGAGCACCTTCTTCTTTTTTGTCAGTGCCCTTACCACCAGAAATATTAGCGTTCTTATCACTAGGCCCCTCTGAGGGGGGGCCTGCTTTCTTAACAGCAACGTCCTTTAGCATATCTAATTCCACCACGCCTTCAGGGTCAAGACCCCGCTCTTCCCTGACTTCGCCGGGTGATAGTACGCCTTCAGATAGATATATCATATCTGTCTTCGCTTTAGTGAATGCGTCTTCAACATTTATTTGTCTGAATTTAAATTTAGCCTCTCCATCTTCTAGTTGAG